GACCGTAAAGCGTCGCGTAAGGCGCCCCGCTTAGGCCGTTGGCGGGCATATAGACGGGAATACCTCCCATTCCAACCACCACGCCCATCGTGTGCAACTGCGGCTCGCAGTCCTGATTTACCAGCCAGACCGCGTTCTGCCGGCACGGGCCCCACATGCGGGCCCACATATTTATGACATCCTGCGCCACTATCGCGCCCGCGCCCGTGCGAGCTACCGATACGGTCGAAGGTCCGGCAACGCCGCCCGGCAGGATACCGAGAGGCTGTCCAGCGCCTGTGCCGCGATAGAACGCCTGCTCGATGACGTGGCTGATCTCGTCACCGAACAGGGAAGTCAGCATCGGCTCGACCGAGATTGCGCTGTCCTGCAGCAACTCGTCGGACACGTAGATCAATCCGCAGAGTTTATGCAGTGTCAACTGAATCTGTCGGAAGTGCGGCTTGGTTTCATGCTTGACTGCAGCTTCCTCAGTCCAGAAGACTTGCACACCGCCCTGGCGCGAACCATCCGCGCGTGAAGTCTCGTTGATGGCCGGAATTTGAATGCGATTCGTAGCCATCGGTATCTGCATACACCGGCTAGAAATCTGCCCGGTGTCATACATCCGTTTGAGTAGCGTTGCCCTAAACTCGGTCGGGACCAGGAACCCGCCCTCGGCAGGTTCGCCCTCGGCCATATGACCGGCGACCTTCTGCTCTGGAATCAGGCGCTTGTCCACGCTGCCGCCGGGCGAGCAAGCCCGCATTACGGATTTCGTGAACTCTGAGAAGTACTTGAACCCACCCCTGGGGTCATCAGCGAATCCGCTGATGACATGCGCCTTGGGATCGGCGGCCTTCTCCTCGTTGATCTTCTTGATCTGCTCGACTACCTCAACGCGGATGGCCTCGGCCTTGGCCTTCTCAGCCTTCTCCGCTTCGAGCCTGTCAAGCGCTTCTTGTGTCGGGTCTTTCGCTATGCCCTTATCAATCAGTTCGTTGGCCAATTCCAAGTCGCTGATTTCGAGCATAGACCCGGCTTCATGCTCATTCCATTTCGTGAGCAGTATGACTTTCATGGTTGCACCTCACTTGTTTTGTGGGGCGCAAGTCTGCTGGTCGGATTGCGAGGATACACCTTCCCGGAAGGGATTCGGCTTCCTGCCCGCGCCTATACTTTCCCGCGCAGATAGAGGAGCTGTTCTTGCACAATCTCCTCGATATTAATAGGGCGTATCCCGTAAGGGATTACCTGCCCGATCTTCCGTATATGGCATGGCCTACAAATGGCGCGTTCGCCGCTTGCGGCCTCAAATGAACCATCATGTGCCTTGCAGTGCGCTCCCGCCTGTCCCGCCGTCCAGGTATCCTTATCGTATCGGTATGCCTGCTCGGTCATCGTGGATTCGCCTTTGAGCTTGCCCATGATGACGGAATACTCTTTACCTTCATGCTCGCGCTTCATACGTCGGAAACTGTTCTCCTCGAAATCGCCAGGTTGATGAATCCTACAGGCATGTTCCTGAGGGTATGGCTTCTGATCCGGCCAGGCGTCCAATCCAAGCTCGTGTTGAATCTCGTCGTTCAGGACAAGCCCCTTGGCGACCGCCTGCGTAAGTGCGTGGATATTGCTCGGAACGGATACGTCGCTATGTTCCAGTAGCAGCCACTTTGTGTGTATCCGGCTCACGCTGGAGAAGTGGCTTTCGTCAACGCCCCACTTCTGGCCGAGTCTGTTCACAAGCGGCTTCCACTTGCTGTCTTCGGCTCGCACGGACTCTAATGGCACGAAGCCGACGGAGGAGGTTTTCAGATGGCCTTCCTTGACCAGCGTCCAGACCTCCTCCGCCCTGGGGGTAGTGGCGTAGACCGTCTTGGCCTTCAGGCCATAGTCGTCCGCCCGTATCCACTCATCTGAGCCTATCGGCGGTTCTGAGTAGTTGTGCCCCCACAGAACCTGCGGCGCGAGCCTGAACTGGTCGAGCACAGCGCCCGAAGGCAACATAATCTCGTCATCTCTGTCCTTATCCCGCGTGCTGACGTACCGGATGGCCGCCCGCTCGCCTTCCTGCAATTCCTCCGTGTCGGCACTTGCGGCCTTGCGGCATACCTGCAAATCAGCGTTATCTGGTATTTCGGCGGCGAGTGTTTCCTGCACGCTTGGCGGCAGGACTGGGAGTAACTTGCTCAGGAGTAGTTCTGTTTTCATGATTGTTTCCGTCTCACTCTTCTGGGCTTCTTTTCTGGCGGCGGTTCTTGCACATTCGAGTCGCCAACAGGTGGATGTCCATCCCCCAGAAATTCTCCGCCATGAGGTTGATAACCAGTCGCTGATTCCGCCTCAGGCATGGCCGCCATAAGCCCTGAGTGAACGCCGCCCTTGAAGGTCAGGGTAATCACCGGCGCTTCGCCTAGTATCTGCTCGAATTTGATGGCAGTCACGCCCTCAATCGGCTTGTGGAATTCGTCTGTTACCCGCGTTCCGCTGGGTGTCCCGTCGCTCATAATAAGTAATCTCATTTACTCAGGCTCCTTGTCCACAGATAAGAGGACACACCGGCAGTTGCTTGCCATTATGCCTTCTGCCGTGTATAATGTAGTATCACTCTGGAGGTCATAAACATGTCCCGTAAAATCGAACCGCCTAACGCCGACGATTTCTTGCGCCTCTACAATTCCGGCCAATCCGTCAAGGCACTCGCCGAAACTTATCAGGTTTCGCGTAATGTCATCTGCCGTTGGCTCCTCGAATCCGGTATCACCCCCCGGAACCGATCTGAGGGAATGTTCGCTCGGATGGCTAAGACGTCTCCTGCTGAACGCAGCCGCCTCGCGTCTGCCGCCCATGATGCTGTCCGCCACTCGTGCCAATCCAATGAAGCGGTCTGTCAACGAGCCGCTACCCGTGAGCGTTTGCAACTCGGCATCGGTCGCGCCGAGATTAGACTGGCCGAGCAGCTCCGCACCTTCGGCCTCCCTATTGCCACTCAAAAGGCTATCGGGCGCTATAACGTGGATGTCGCCGTTACCGAACCTCCCATCGCCGTGGAGATATTCGGCGGATATTGGCACACTTCTAATCGCCATGCCGCTCGTTTCCGCAAGCGCACTGACTATATCCTCGATAGGGGCTGGGCCGTAGTTATCATCTGGGTTTCCGCCGACTACCCGCTCGAAGCCGAGGCAATACAATACCTCGTCGCCCTCACAGAGCGATTGCGCTCTGGCGAACCCCTGCCGCGTCAAGAGCAGATGATTCGGGGTGACGGTCAGCCTTGCGCCATTGGCAAGGATAAGCTCAATGGCAGGGCCACTATACCCTCCAAATTCCAACCCCACGATAAATCGTCCGGGCGTTTCGCAAATCGTTGAACCTGGGAAGCAATTTGGGTGAAGTGGCGGCCCTTCGATCTCCTCATATCCAAAGTTCATTGACCGCGTACCTTCACCGCCCGCACCCGGTATCTCTAACGATCCGCCTTGGTCAAAGTACGTCTCACCAAGGTTGACCATCCTACCGTCCATCTCCGCGCACCATTCACAACAGTCAGGCGATGCCGACCATTCCGTGCCGCTTACCACGCCGCTCTGTTTCCAGGCTTCAATTTGCCCCATGCTCTGCGCCCGCGCTGACTCGGTTCGCGCAACCATCTCGGAATATTGCTGGCGCTGGTCAGGGCCGAACACTTCCCGCACGCGGTCGCGCAACTGCGTGATCATCTCACCGTTCAGCAATCCTTCGGACATGTGCCCGCGCAGTTTATCGGCCAGGGATGCTGATACCTTCGCCGCGAACTTGTAGGTATATCCCTGCACCCAAGCATCAACTTCGGGCAGTGTCACATCGAACGCACCCTCGATGCCGATCCGTGCATTGCCGTTCCTGCCGCCTTCGAGTAGAAACCTCACGAGCCAGGGTTTAGTTTCGGCGGCCATATCATCTCGGAATGTGGCTTCGTCGAATAGGTTATCCTGGCTTTGCAGTTTGAGCATCTCAACCTATGATGATCGCGCCGGGATAGCGGCATGCAATCTTCAGCTTCGCCTTTGCTGTGAGAGTCCCGCTTATAACAGTTACGATTATGGTCGCGCCTGTGTCTTGCACCTGAGTTATCAGTGGTTCCGAAATATTAGCCGTAGTCGGCTCGTTGACCACCTTCTTGATTGGTTGTCTCATTCGACGGTCTCCTTTTTGTGTTCCCTACTTATGCCCTTAAAAGAATCTATTGGAACAGGTCCTACTGTGTAGGGGCGGCGTTTCCAAGAAACCAGGCATGGCCGAATAGTTCCTCGTTTGAACCAAGGAAATTTCACGTCATAACCATATGCACTTAGGTCGTCACATTCAGGGCGTGTTAACCGTAACCTTATCTCAAACCGTCCGGCTTCGGCGACCTCGCGGATCATCTGTAGAGAAGGGGCGAGGCGGATTGCTCGTCGCTTCGCTATTTCCTCCCAGGCAGTATAATATGCCTTTTTTTGATTCATACCAGATTGCCCTCAACTTCCTTTACTGTCTTAGCCAGTACCCGCTCGACTGCCTTGGCGAAGCCCACTTCCGCGCCTTCGAGCGGGTCTACGTGTCCATCGCCTATCGCTTTTGCGCCGCGCAGTCCGGGGAATGCGTTCGGCGGCGGCGTGCCTATCGGCTGGAGCGTGGTGGATATAAGCGGGACCGCGCCCCAATCCGCCTCTTCCAGACCGTCTATCTGTCGCTCCTCATTGATGCTGGTGACACCATTTCGCAAGCGGGTATCCATCTGCGCCAGCCGCTGATCTCGATTCTCCGGCACAGGGTCATCGAAGGCCACAAACAGCCGATCATCATACAGCGGGCATAGTCGCTCGTTCAACCGCGCCTCGAATAAGCGTAAACGTGGAACGATGGTATCCCGCATATAGCCATAGAGCTGCGCCTCAGCCTCCGCCCTGCTCTGGCTATTCTCCAGCATTGTGAGCGGGATACCGAAGGCGTTGGCTATCTTCTCCCTGCTGAACTTGGCCGAAGCGAGCAAGCCGGTATCACGCGGCGAAAAGCCTATCGGGGTAACTTCCATGTCCCCCTGGAGGATGACCGGCTTGCCCTGCTTATTCCGTCCTCGGAACGCCTGTAGCCACTCGGAGTAAAGCCGCTTGCGTGACTCCTCCGGCATTGTCGAATTGACCTTCAGGATGAAGTCGGGTCGCGCCTGATTGTCATAAAGCGCCTGCTCGTGCTCCATCTGCGCGGTCGCAAGGTCCACATCGCCGACAACCGCTTCGAGCGGCGAGAGTCCATAAAAGTAATCCTTTGGATTCGGGTAGAGGAAGTGGAGGACTTCTTCGGCGTCGTACGCCTGCTGCTTGGCTGTACTCTTACCGTAGAGATACCCGGCCACGAACCGCTGCTCGTCCGGTACGATCCGCACCCATTGACTCATAAGCGGCCAGATGGCGGTTGGCACGCCCAATGCCCCGCGTTCGACATACCAGTAGGCGTTACCCGTTAATTCATTGTAGAGATGCGTGAGCAAGGCAAGTTCGCGTCCGGTCATGGCGCTGTTGGCGTCGTTCAGGGTCAATAGTATCGGATGCTCAAGCACCTCCGAAACATCCCCGAGTGCCTTGCCGCGCCACGACTCCAGCGATTTGATACCCCTCGACTCAAGTGCCTTTGACGGGAACCGCGCCGTCCTGCCCTTCACATACAATCGCATCGGGATAGATGACAAGGTGTTTGCGTTCTGTGAGGCGCAGCGGTAGACGAATCCGGAATAGCGATTGACCAGGGCGTCGTAATCCACGGGGCGCTGCTTGCCCCATGACTTATTCATGTCCCAGCTATTGATGACCGAACCGAGGTCGAAAGTTTTCATCAGCCAGAAGGCTATCTTTTCGCGTATCAAGTCCAGATTTCCTCACGGTCAAAGATCGGGACAGCCTCGCCATTATCGGACAGATCATCCTTCAGCGCGTCGGCCAAATTGATTATCGCCACAGGCGGCGCGTATGCCGTCCGCCGCCATATCTGCGTTGCTAAGGCGAGAGCGCACACGCAGTCATCGTGCAGCCCTTCGGGTGCTGAATATCTAACGCCAGTACGTGTGTATTCGTATCCAAACTCGCGTAGTTCCTGAGCAATCTCGGAGTCAGGGAAGGTGATCTCGTGCTTCTGGATCGCCGTAGACAACCCTTCCATCAACTGCTGTTTACTGCTGCTTGTGAAGTTGAACCCCTCAACCTGCGACATGCGGCGTTGCAACTGCTCAACAACTGGGTCACCTACGCCGGTTGAGTCTACGAGTGCGGGAATCTCGCCGACGATAGACTCTAGCCTGTCCATTGTCGCTTCCCAATTTGACTGCCAGCGCGCTATGCGGCAAACGTGGCCGCCTTCGTCCAACCCTACCGCCACTGTCCAGTCAATGCTCTTGGCAAGGTCAACGCCCCATACGGCAGGCTTCGTGCCGTATAGCGGCGCGATACAGGATTCGATGGCATCCAAGCCGAACGGGTTCCCCCCGTCATCGCTCGGCTCGGCAAAGTATAATTCGCGGAATACGGCAGGCGGTAACGACGCTTCAGCGTCCGTTATCTCGTCTGCGGCGAGAATACCAGCATCAATGGCGTCTTGAGCGGTTAGCTTAAAGTAAGCCATATTAGGCTCACCGCTTTGGGCGCGGCGCGCCATCCTGTAAGCCCAGTTTTGCCGTCCCCGCACATTGCCGATGATCTTAATCGGCCCACGGGTGCTTGTTAGTGTTGTCCGAAGGGCGTGCCACGATTCTTCTTTACAGCGCGTCGCTTCGTCAATGACAGCCCCGAAGACGGATTCGCCAAACAAGGAATCGGGATGGTCTGCGCTCTTGAAAACAATGGACGCGCCATTGGCAAGAGAGATAGACATTTCGGTTTCGTTAAACCGAGCAACCCCAGCCTCTTCCGCCAACCACGACTTCAATCGCCTATATGCTATCTTGGCTTGCGGAACTATTGGCGCAACCCACCAAAAGATTTTGCCGTCCGCGTCGGGTTCAGTTGCCAGTTTCAGAATCCACGCAAGGCAAGCGCAAGTTTTACCCGCCTTTACCGTTGCTTCAACGATCGTATAACGCGCAGTAGAATTAACAAATGCCGCCTGCTTCGGGTAAAGCGGCGGCATCTGGATCGTGACATTCTTCACCTAACTACCTCGCGAATCGGTCAGGTGCATACTCGAAAGGTGTCTGGTCTCGTTTCTTGCGGTTGCACTCCATACAGGCCAGCCTTAGGTTCGCGCCGCAGTCCAGTCCGCCGCGCGATAAGGGAATAAGGTGCTCTTCTGTCGGTTTGTCAGGATGCCAACGGGATGCGGAAGGATTGCACTTCTTCCCGCAATAGATACAAATCAATCCGTAAAGGTAAACCCTCGCATAACGATCTTCGCGGGTCAGCGGCAATGTGCGGCTTTTCTTTCGCGCCTGCCTCCTCTTGGTCATTTCGAGAAGTGCGTATGGATTACTCTTTTTCCATGCGCGCTTGCAAACGGTATCTGCTTCTCTGTTGTTCTCCGCCCACTTGCGCTTGTAAGAATTGGTCTTGTCGGAATTATTGGCAGCCCACCTTTTGTTACTTGCCAGTTGGCGGCGCTTTCGCTCCTCTGCCGTTAGGGGTGTCGGCCTCCCCTTGCGCCGTGGCGCATTGTAAGCTTCGCGGTTCGCCTCATATCGCGCTTTGTTGCTTGCGGCGATCACCGACTTGTTAAGCTCGTAGTGCTTGCGCTTGTATTCCCTCTCACACGCTTTGCACCAGGTATTATATCCACCAGCACACATCGGGTGCTTATGGAACTCCTCTATCGGCTTCTCTGTCCGGCACTTCGTGCACTTCTTCATCGCGGTGTCCAAAGCGAACTACTATATTAAGGTTCTCCCCATCTGGCCCAGATACCTCTGTTTGTTGCTTCGCTTTTCCGTATGCTTGCTCAATATGGAACATCGCGGCTTTCAACATCAATTCGGGCGTATTCTTGAAACCGGACGGGAGCGCCTTGTGGTTGTTTTGCCACACAGCCTCAACAAACGCAATGGCGAGCTTTGCTCGCTTCTGGAACTGAAGGCTACCCTCTTTGCAGGAGCCATGCCCCTTTGCGTACCCGTTGCCCTCGCCAAACTGTCCGTTTGTTCGCCGTTTTGGTTTATCTTCACTCACGAATAC